TCGAAAATAAAATTGTTGCAATATTGTTCTAAAGCTCTCTTGCAATATAGAACTAATCTTGCAATATTTAGATCTTGTAAAGCACTTGCTTTTGCTTGACTTGTTAGTTGACCCCAAACAACATAACCAGGGTTAAATTTAACAATTGGATTTAATTGTTTCATGTACATTTGATCACGCTGACCAAGTCGTGGATTAAATCTTAGTTCTTTAATAGTTCCAATTGATGCTCTGGTATAACCAGCAGCAGCATACCAAAGTTCAGCCACAGTATCATTTCTTGGTAGAATGTATGACATATGATAAATAGGTGAGAACCAAACATCTTGTCCAGTAAATATATCAAATACTTTATTGTATTCTTCATATAAAGCAACTAAATAATTATTATATGTATTGGTATTTGCTCTTGTAGCCATTGCATTTATATATGAACTATTATCACCATTATCTAGAATACCAATGCAATCACGTCTTGTAGTACATAGATCGTAGATTTGATCTTTTACATCTCCTGGATATCCACAATCAAATACTAATGAGAAATACATGTTGTCTGTATCTAATACATTTGCATCAATTGTGCCTGCATAACCACTAGCTAAAAGAGCAGTAGCTTCAACTGTATTTAAAGAACCATCAGCATTTAACAAGGAACCATCTGATCCTAATTTTAATGGAACTGGTACTGAAGATACAAAAGCGTTTGCAACATTTCCATAACTTTTCTTTACATAGTAACTAATATCTTCAGATGAATAATTAAAAGTTCCTGTACCAATTGATGTCCATCCTTGGACTGTCAGGTTCTTGTCTGTATAAACAGACATTGTTACATCTTCACTTCCACTTGCAGCGCCGGTCCAACCCCAAACTTTTTGACCTTTATCATCAATGGCTAAAACAATGTATTGTCCTACACCACCAACTTGTTCCCATTGAGAAAAATCTTGTTTATCATCTGTAATTGTTCCACCAGATGTTGCTGCTACTGTTCCAATGTTCTTATCATATACTTTCGCAACATAGTCATCGCCAGCACTATAAGCACCGCTAGCTAAATATGTTTCTGCCCTTATTACGGCTGAGTAAGTTTCTAGAACTGATTGAATCCATAATGATTCTCCAGCATTATCCATTGCTAATGGATCAAATGATACTTCAAAAGATTCAATAATTTCATCATTACCATCACTTTGTTTTTGATAAATGTCAAGAACATAAACACCATCAAGTAGAGGATTTGAATGTTCTGTAATTCTAATTCCTAAAGCATTGTAATATTCGCCTCTACCAATTGGATACAAGAAACAAACAGGGTGTCTAGGTGGTGCGTCAACTAGACTTGTTTTCATTTCTGTCTTTGAGTTTAGTGAACTCACGTATGTAATTTGGATGTCAGCTGTTGTATCTGTTTCATAAGCATCAATTCTTATGTTTGCGTATGCAGCATCATCAGAAAGACATCTTAAGAAATAAAGACTTCCAGCTTCTCCTAGATAATTATAAGCACAATATAAACCTTGTCCATAATTTTTTCCATATTTAGTGATATCTGGTTCACCAAATTCAGAAATTAGTTCCGCTCTTGATCCAATAAAAAGAAGTTCATTATCTCTTCCCTTTTCTGTTAAAGCGCAGATAAAACCAATTGTAGATGGAACTGCTTGTACAAATGTTGACAAATCAATAATCTTAGTATATACCCCAGGTGATACGTTAGCCATGTTTTTTCCTCCCATAGACTATAATGTATTCGTGTCAATTGAAAAGTTTACCTTACTTTGTGGGAGTCTAATAAATGAAAATCCTTTTGGTGTGAATATAAATTATATGTTTCTTTATCCTTTGGTAACTGTTTGTAATTATACGTAGATGTACCAAACAAATGTTAATCTTCTAAGTGCATTCTTTAATATTGTTGGGAAAGTAACTCTAGCAAATAAGAAAAATGGTCCTGTAGATGTTATTCCAGGTGTATTTGATGGAGAAGCAAACAATCCAGCTTCATTTAATTGCTCACCATTAGCTAAAGCTTCCCCAACTGTTGCTACAAACTTAATAACTAAATATTTATTATCATTATATATATCTTGCTCAAAATTAACACTATCAAATAACGTTTTAAAGTAACCAGGAACACCTGCTCTATAATCTCCTTCTAATCCTGTTACGGCTGCTGCTGTTAATATTGAATCAATTGCTAAATCAGCATCTTGATTATTTGGAGGAAGTGGATCAAATGGATCTAATCCAGCAACACCACCACTACCAACTCCAAACCAATAAATAGCAGAAGAAATATATGCAGTTGAATCTGCAACGTGAGTTGGATCAGCTACATTTGTTAAACGAAATGCAGCAAATTCTCTTCCTTTATATACAACTAAATTACTCTTTCGAACTAATTGTTTATTTCCATGTTCATCAGTTTCATATATTTCAACTTTACCTTGGATAGGTTGTCTTTTTTTCTTTTGTTTATCTGGTCCTGTTGAATCAGCCCAAACTTCAGCAATACTATCTCTTATGACAATTGTTGTATCAGTTACTTTTTGATTTTCCATACGCTATTCCTATGAAATAAAGTATTTATATTTTGTTCAATATTTTCTAGAAATTAGATTATTTACTACACTCGTAAAAAAATTGTTTATTCTAGAAACGTTCCACAATTTGGACAGAATTTATTTGCGGAACTTGTACGCTTACCACAAGTTTTACAAGTAATTTTAGTAGAAACTGTAACTGGTTCTTCAATTTTCTTTCCTGTTTCAGTTTCTCCTCTTAATCGAATAATTAATACTTCTTGTTGTGTTAAAGAACCAATCCAAGTATTTCTGAATTGTTGATTTATTTCACTTCCTTTAACAGTAATTCCTTCATCATCTTGAATTTGATTAACGTAAGTTGAAATTTCTGGAGATGGTGAACTTAATTCTGCACCACAACATTTTATTTCAGGAGATGATGCACTACCAGCAGAAGAACCTAATGTAGCATTATAAGTAGGTTGACTATCATTAAGATAAACCCAATTAGGTTCATAACGATATGGATGATGATAGTGGTGTTCTTGAATTATATATGGCCAACAATAATGATTCCAATGCTCATGAATAACCTTAATTTTTTCAACTTCAACTTTTTGTTCAAAAGCAAATTCAATTCGAATTAAGCCATCATCAATTTTATCACCACGATGTTCAACTATTTCTTCAGTTTTCTTAATAAATCTAAATGCGTTTTTAGCAGTTGATTGTTTTAAGAAACCCTCTAAATTAGTTTCAGAGTTTGCATCAATAATAATTGAATGACCATCGAGAACATCCTGACCATCAATTGATACTTTTATGCTTGCTCTTTGTGATGAAAGGTTTTTGAAGAGAAGTGAATATTCACTTCAAAATGGAAGACCAACATAACCGTCTTTCTCGCGAAGAATCTTTCCATTGCATTTTACAACCGCAACAAGTTGATTTTTGTATACCATACACTTATCCTCCTAACAGGGTACAGACTAAACCCTCAAATTTGATTAAAGTCTGTTGAATCGAGTGTAGTAAATAATCATTTATTTGTTCTCTTTATTTAAAGAGAACAGTTATAAATCATGGAGCTTTCCTGTATCGAAAAGCTCCATGAAATATAAAACAATTAATTTTCAAATATTGGTTCTGTTATTTGTTTCTCAGGAAGACTATGATTGTAATTTTTCCAGTCATCTCTAATTTCTGGAAATACATAAAACTTAGCAGTAAAGTTTCTTAATAGTCCATGTTTACCTAGTTCTGCTCTAACAATCCAACCACCGATAGCAGGAACTAATCCTTTCTTTTTAAGATAATTTGTTTGTCCTTCAAATGACCCACATTGCATTCCAAAAATACTTCCAAACAATGCTTGCATTTGAATATGTAAATGTCCAGCTAGAACGAATCTTACTGTTGGAAGATCTTTAACACCTCTAACAACTTGTGTAAGTTCGTCAAATGCAATTTGTTCAATTCCTTTTTGAAGGCGATAAGACACTGCGTAAGGAACACCACCACTTGGATGCCACATTTTTAAATCAACACCTTTTAGTATTGGAACATCAGCTTGATCAAAACCAATATAATGAAAATCTTTTCTATGATGTTGTATTGCGAGTAGAGCATTATGACCATTTGATTTAATAAAAGAATAATCATGATTTCCACCAAGAGCATACCATTCAAAACCATAAGGTAGATTTAAGATAACAGAGGCTTCTTGTTCACCAGATGATAATCCATATAGGTCAAATTGTTGACCAGCATATACTCCAAGACCAGCTGTTATATCACCTGGCATAAAAATATGTTTTACTGATTTCTTTCTAGCTATTTCACTAAATGTGTTTAGTGCTGTTATTTGGCATGCTTTTGATCCAAAATGAGGATCAGATATAACAGCAAAAATAATTTCTGTATCTTCTAAAGGTCCGTCAAAACTTGTTCCATTTGATACAGCATCCTTACTAAAAATAACATATTGTTCATCAATACTAATTTCGTATCCTAGTGC